AATGCCGTTATCTTCATATGAAGTTAGTAGAGTTGAAGGATTCGATCCAGCTAACCCACAAAGAGTTAAATTTGTATATGCTCCTTATCAAAATCCATTGAGTGCATATGGACAAACACCAAAAAAAGAATTTGAAAACTATGAAGTAGCTCACTTCCGTTTAAACTCAGACTCAAATTTCTTACCTTACGGAAAATCTATGATTGAAGGTGGTAGAAGAGTTTGGAAACAATTGATGTTGATGGAAGATGCTATGTTAATTCATAGAGTAATGAGAGCTCCTGAAAAGAGAATCTTTAAAATTGATGTAGGTAATATTCCACCAAATGAGGTAGATAACTACATGCAGAAGATTATTAACAATTCTAAAAAAGTTCCATTTGTAGATGAAAGAACAGGTGAATACAACTTAAAATATAATGTTCAAAACCTTATTGAAGATTATTATATGCCAGTACGTGGTAGTGATAATGGTACTTCAATTGATACTTTAAAGGGATTGGAGTATAATATGATTGATGATATTAACTACTTAAAAGGTAAGTTAATGGCATCATTAAAGATTCCAAAAGCATACTTAGGATACGAAGAAGATACCAATGGTAAAGCAACATTGGCATCTATGGATATTCGTTTTGCAAAAACAATTGAAAGAGTTCAAAGAGTATTGATTTCAGAGTTAACCAAAATAGCAATCATACATTTATATGCACAAGGCATAGATGATGATAGATTAACTGATTTTTCATTAGAACTTACAATACCTTCTAAAATATATGAGCAAGAGAAAGTTGAATTATATAACTCAAAAGTTCAATTGATTCAACAAATGCAGATGACAAAGATGTTCTCTAAAGAATGGATGTATGAATCAATAATGGGATTAGCTAAAGATGAGCAAGATGAATTAACAATGCAAGTATTAGATGATACTAAACAAACATTCCGTTTAACATCAATCGAAACACAAGGTGTAGACCCAGCTAAAGAAACAGGAACAAATGAACCAACTAATGTAGAAGAAGAGCTAACTAAATTGAAAACAGAATTAGAAGCTGAAGCTAAAGTTGGTAGACCTAAAGATTCAGTTAGATATGGGAAAGATGACCATCCCGAAGGAAGAGACCCGTTAGGAATTAAGATTCTTAAACAAAAAGAAGGTTCGGTGGCCTACAAACCAAGAACCAATTATCAGGAAATATTTAAAGATATGATGGGTAATAAAAAAACTATTTTGACAGAAGATACTAATAAAATTAATTAAAGTATTATAAAAATATATTTATATCAGAAAATCGTAAGGAATTAATGAAAACTATTAAACATTCAAAGTTTAAAAATACAGGATTTATTTTTGAATTATTAGTCAGACAAGTGACCTCAGAAATCATGTCAGGCAAATCAAATTCAATAGCTGAAAAGATATTGAAAGAATCCTTTAACTCTAAAAAAGAATTATCCAAAGAATTAAAACTATATCAGTATTTGATAAATGAAAAATATAATTCAGAATCAAAGGCTGAACAATTCATTAATACAATATGCGAAGCTCGTAAGAGATTGGATGAAACCAAATTATTAAAAGAAAAATATAATTTAGTTAAGCAATTAAAAGAAACGTATGATATAGATGAATTTATAAAATCACCAATATCAAATTACAAAGTATTGGCATCTATATATAAAATATTTGAAACTACTGTTTTAGATGAACAATTTGACCCAAAAGATACAGTTTCATCTAGATTTACTATTGCAGAAAATATCATAAACTCATCTATCCAAAATAAAGATTCTAAAATAAAGGATGCTGTATTGGAGCAATACAAAAAGCAAGATGATGATTTGAGAGCAGTATCTTATAAATTATTAGTAGAATCTTTCAATAAAAAATACAAAAATTTAAGTGAAGAGCAAAAAGGACTTTTAAGAGAGTACATCAATAATATAAATAATACAGGTAAATTAAACGAATTTGTTTCGAATGAAACGAGTAAATTAATTTCTGAATTAAAAAATGTTGGTTCTATTATAACTGATAAAGTTACAAGAATTAAATTAGCAGAAACAATAGCAAACATAAAAAAAATTAAATCTGCTAAAAAAATTAAAGAACAACATTTATCAGCAATGATGATGACTTACGAATTATTAAATGAATTAAAACAATCCATAAAGAAATAAAAAATGACAAATTATAGAATTTTCAAAGTTAGTACATTCACATCGGGTAGTTCCGTTACTAAAATAGGTAGACATGATACAACTGGGAATTATGATAAAGCTTGGGGTATAATGTTGCCGGTTGGTATAGCTACGACAGGCAGTGTTTCGGTAGAAGGCGGTGGTTCATTATCTTTACAAACGTTAATACCAGGACAGGTATATCCGTGTCATCCAGTAGGTATTCAATTATCAGCAGGAACTGCTTCTGTATTATCATAAAATATAAATAAGATGCCAGCACAATCAAAAGCACAACAACGATTTATGGGTATGGTTCATGCCGTACAAAAGGGAGATATGGATGCTCCAAGTAAAGAAGTTGAAAAAGCTGCAGATTCAATGTCTGATAAAGATGCTAAAGATTTTGCATCAACATCTCATAAAGGATTACCTGATAAAATAAAGGAATTTATTATTAGAGAAGCTAGAGGTGTTAAAACTATTACAAAAGAATATGGAGAAGTTGTAGACCAAATTCAAAAACATTTGGATTTGTACAAACAAACAAAAGGAACTCCTGCTGAAAAACAACACATCCAACAATTAAAGCAACTTAACAATAAGAAGAAAGCATTAGCAAACGAATTAGACCAAAAGGTTAGTGGTTTGTATAAAGATGCAGAATTAAAAGTTGATGAAATGAATACTACTGGTGGTGTTGAAGGATACAATACTCCATTTGCATTTGGTAAGGGTGAAGATGAAAAAACCAAAGGTAAAAGACAAGCTGATTTAACAGGCTATACGGTAGTTAATGAAAACCGTTGGTTAGATTTAAAAAATGAAGAATCAACTGCACAAGCAAAGATTGGTAGAGGTATATCTAACATCAATAAACAATTGAAAGAAATGGAAAGATTTCTCAATTGGTATGGCAAAATTAAAAATGAATCTGGTGTAAATAATAAAAGTTATTGGAAAAGGACAAATAGTCATATTTATAGTATAAAGGAAAGATTAATTAAATTAGACCAAAAAATCAGACAAATATCAGAATAATGAAAAAATCAGAATTAAAAGAGCTTATTCGCCAGGTAGTAAAAGAAGAAAACGATTATCAACAATTGTTTAAACATATGTTAGATAAGAGTGGTAAATCAATCGCCGATATGTCTGATGAAGATAAAAAGAAATTCTTCAACGCAGTAGATACAGCATATAAAGCAAAATCTGAAGGTAGATTAACAGGATATAACGAAGCTGAATTAACAGCAGGACAAAAGAAAATTGATGTTGATGGTGATGGAGAAATTGAAGGTAGTGATTTGAAAGCATTAAGAAATAAAAAATAATGAATAAACCTTTATTAATAGAAACCCATCTATTTGAAGCAAAACTTCAAAAAGAAGAAAATGGAACTTATTTAGTTAAGGGAATCCTACAAAGAGCAGGTGCTCCTAATCAAAACAATAGAAGATATCCAAAAGATATTTTAATAAGAGAGTGTGAAAAATACGGACAACTTATTAAAGAACGCAGAGCATTGGGTGAATTAGACCATCCCGAATCTCCGGTTATTAACTTAAAGAATGTATCACATAACATTAGAGAAATCTATTGGGAAGGTGATGATGTATGTGGAGTAGTAGAAATACTTTCAACACCATCAGGGAACATTTTAAAAGAATTATTAAAGAACAATATCCGTTTAGGTATTTCATCTAGAGGATTGGGTTCGGTAAAAGAATTACCAGATGGTACTGTAATGGTATCGGAAGATTTTGAATTAATTGGTTGGGATTTTGTTTCGAATCCATCTACACATGGGGCATTTATGGCTCCGATGAACGAATCAAAACAATGGAAACAAATCGCAGAAGAGTGTGGTAAATGGTGTAAAGCACAAGATTTAATGAGAGAAATTATAATTGAACTTAATTAATATGGCAAAGTTAATAAACTTAATACCTAAAAATAATATTACTGTAAAAGAATCATTAGATGATATGGATGTAACATTACCTCCACAAGTTGATAGATTTTTAGAAAAATTAGTAAGCCAAATAAAAGGATATAGTTTACCAAAAAGAAAAGAACAATTGGTAATAGCAAAAATTATTGATGCATTAGGATTGGATAAACAACAATTGATGCAAGCAATTCAAAAAATTAAGAAAAACGATATTTTAAAAAAATAGTATATGATACGCTTAAAAGATTTATTAAAAGAAGATGAGGAATTTCAGCAGTTACCAACTGAATTGAAAAAACATTTTTTAGAAATTATTTCTACATACGGACAACATAGAGAAGGTATGAGTAGAAAATCTGATATTATGCAAATTGCAGAAACATTAGGCGGTATAGCAGATGCGGCACAAGAATATACTTTAAGAGAAGGTGGTGATTGGTTTGATAGAGTTACTATTAAACGTAATATGAACGAATTAAAAAAATTACAAGGTTCATTTGAAAAAGAAGCAGTTGAAGCAAAATCACAACAACAAAGATTAGAAGCTCTATATGAAGATATGGGACACGTTTTAGGAAGATACTTTGAAATAGCAGATTTATCAGAAGATGTTATGAAACAAAGATTAGGATTAAGAGAACAAAAATGTAAAACTTGCAAATAAATGGAAGAATTAGCATCATTATTATTACAAAGTAGAACACAAGCTCATTCATTTCATTTAGGTGTTAAGGGAATAGGTTCTCATTCAGCACATTTAGCATTGGGTGAATACTACGATTCAGTTAGTGAATTAATAGATGGCTTGGTGGAAGTATATCAGGGTAAAGAAGGATTAATTCAATTATCTGGTATTGGAACTTTGGATAAAAATAATGATATTAAAAATATTATTAAGTATTTTGAAACTTTATGTGGGATGGTAGCTAGATTAAGACAAAATCCTAAATTAAAAGATAGTTGGATACAAAACGATATTGATACTGTTGTATCTCTTTTATATAGAACAAAATATAAATTAGTAAATCATCAGTAATAAATGCTATTGGTTAGTATAAAAAACGGAAATATTGAATCCGCTTTAAAAGAATATAAAAGAAAAGTTCAAAAGGTAAAACAAATAGAACAACTTAGAGAAAGACAAGTATTTGTTAAACCATCGGTTAAAAAAAGGTTACAAAAAGAAGAAACTATACGAAAAAACCAAAAAGATTTAGGTTTTCTTTAGTTTTCTAAAAAAATTATATATTTATTCTCAAATATCCTATCTCATATAGGATTACTTTTTTTAAGACATAGTTGATTAATGAATACCCTTCTTATAAGGTGTGACCGAACAATCAACATAATTCTATTGGAGTTCCTAAACGAATAACTTCACAAACAAATTTAAGGAAAAAACAAGATGGCAAATTCAAAATTATTGAAAGAAGCAATCGCTGATGCCAAAGCTGTTAAAGAAACTGCTTTAGCAAACGCTAAAATCGCACTTGAAGAAGCATTTACTCCAAGACTACAATCTATCTTAACTCAAAAGTTGAGAGCAGAGGCAGAAATGGAAGATAATGAAACTGAAAAAGTGGATGAAGAATTGAGTTCAACAGGTATCGGCTCTAAAGTAGATGCTGGTTACGCTGAGAACCCAGGTTCACAACCTTCTTTAGACGCAGATACTGATTTATCAGTAGGTGTTAAAAAAGATAGTGGTAAACCTGAACAAGCTGGTACTGATTACAAAAAAGTAGCAGACATTTCTGAAGAAGAAAATCCTTTCGGTGATGACCAAATGGCGGGTGACGATGAAAAACAAAATGAAATCGCACAATTAAAAGCTAGATTGGCAGAATTAGAAGCAGGAGATGATTCTGAAGAAGAAAATCCTTTCGCACAAGATGCAATGGAAGGTGATGATGAAATGGGCATGGATGACATGGGCATGGATTCTGAAATGGGTGATGGTGAAGAGTACGATGTTACCGGTGGTGAAGAAGAAGATACCGAAGATAACATGGACTTAGAAGCAATCATCAGAGAGTTAGAATCACAATTAGGTGAAGAAGAAGAAGAAGGTACTGAAGAAGAAGGAAGCATGTATGAAAATCTTGCTGATGGTTCTGAAGCTGGTACTGACAAAGGCGAAACACCGAAATTAGTTGTAACTAACGAAGCGGAAGAAGAAGAAAAGAAAGATGACGAAGAGAAAAACGAAGTTATCGACTTAGAAGAAATCTTACGTGAAATGGAAGATGATATGAAAGCTGATGCTGATGATGAAAAAGAAGCTTCTAACGAAGTTGCTTTGAACGAAGCTTACAGAACTATCAAATCATTACAAAGAACAATCAACGAAGTGAACTTATTGAACGCTAAGTTATTATTCGCAAACAAATTATTCAGAGCACACAACATGACTAACGAACAAAAAGTTAAAGTGATTGAAACTTTGGATAGAACAAA